CCCGGCTATGGCCACCTCACCGCGCAAATACGATAACGACGACGAAGACCGCGACGACAAAGAGAATGTCGAGCCGCGCGGCGATTGGCCCGAGATTCACGCCCGCGCCTTGCGCCGGTTTGATGCGTGCGCTGGCCCGCAAGCCGAAGTCCGCGCGCACGCGCTGGCGTGCCGCCGCTTCATCAGCATTCCTGGTGCGATGTGGGAAGGCGCTTGGGGCGAGCAGTTTGAAAATTCGATCAAGGTTGAAATCGACAAGCTGAGCAAGGGCGTCGAGAAAATCGTCGGCGACTATCGTTCCAACCGGATCGTGCCCGACTTCCGCCCGGCCGGCGGCGACAGCGACCGCGAAACCGCCAACACGCTCGACGGCGTGCATCGCGCCGACAGCTACCATTTCAAGGCCCAACAGGCGCGCGACAATGCTTTCGAGGAAGCGTGCAGCGGCGGCTTTGGAGCCTATCGCCTGTGCAACGAATATGACGATGAAGACGAACCCGGCAACGACCAGCAGCGGGTCAATCCGGGCTTGCTCATCGCCGATGCCGACCAGCGCGTTTACTTCGATGACAACGCCAAACTTTACGACAAATCCGATGCAGGGTTCGGCTTTGTCCTGACCGCCGACGCGCGCGAGGCTTTCGAGGAAGAATGGGAAGGCAAAGCGGTTGATTGGCCGGACGATTCGATTGCCAGCAATTTTGAATGGTTCGCGCCCGATATCGTGGTCAAGTGCGAGTATTATGAAGTCGAGAAGGTCAAGGAATCCTTGCTTACCTTCACCCATGTGCTGACGGCGCAAGAGCAGCGCCATTGGGCATCCGAAATCGAGAACGACCAGCTTGAAGAACTCGAAGCGATGGGCTGGAAGAAATCGAGCAGCAAGCGCGACCGCCGCCGGGTTCACAAATATCTGATGACCGGCGCGGAAATCCTAGAGGATTGCGGCACCATCGCCGGGCCAAATATCCCGATTGTGCCGGTTTACGGCAAGCGTTGGTATGTCGAGAATCAAGAGCGCTTCCGGGGCCATGTGTCGAAGCTGATGGACGCTCAGCGCATCTACAACGGCCGGGTTGCCAAACTGTCAGAAACCGACAGCCTTTCCCCGCGCGAAAAGCCAATTTTCCTTGCCGAGCAGATGCCGCCGCACTTGCGCGACCTGTGGGCCAAGCAGGAGCAGGAACGCCACCCTTACGCGCTCGTGAATCCGGTGATCGACCCGGTGACGGGCGGCATCGCGGCGATGGGGCCAATCGGCATGATCCAGCCGCCGACGCTCAACCAAGTTACGGCTTTGCTGCTACAAATCGCCGGCAGCGATCTGGCCGAGGAAACGCAGGACGGAGCCGACCAGGTTGTTGCCAACACATCGGCCGAGGCGATGGATATTGCCGCTACCCGCGTCGATACCAAGTCCGAAATCTACCTCGACAACATGCGCCAGAGCGTTCAGCGCGAGGGCGAAATCTACTTGGGCATGGCCAAGGAATGCTATTACGAAGTCGGCCGCGCGCTCGAAACCATGACCGAGGACGGCGAGGACGGCGAAGCGATCCTGCACGAGCCGCACACCGACCAGAACGACCGCCACTATAACCGCAACGACTTCACCAAGGGCCGCTACAAGGTGATCGTGGACATCACCGAGGCGACCACCACGCGCCGCGACAAGACGGTTAAATCCGCGTTAAAAACCGCCGAAATTGCGATGATGGCGCAGAACGTCGAACTGGCCAACGCCGCCGTCATCACCGCCGTGATGAATCAGGACGGCGAGGGCATGGACGATTTGCAGAAATACGCCCGTAAGCAGGGCGTTCAAATCGGCTTGGTCGAGCCGAACGAAGAAGAACAGGCCGAAATGCAAGCGGCGGCCGAGCAGGAAGGCCAGCAGCCCGATCCGATGGTGATGGTCGCCGGCGCTCAGGCTCAGGCGCTTGGCGCTCAGGCGAAAAAGGACATGGCGACCGCCGGCAAGGTTGTGGCCGACACCGCATTGTCCAAGGCCAAGGCCACCCAGACCCTTGCCGACGCCAAGAAGAAAATGGCCGAGGCCCGCGAAATCAGCGACCGCCCGCCGGAATTGCCGGGCCAGCCTGAAATCGCGCCGCCGGAAGCCGGATTGCCCGAAGCCGAGGCCGAGCCGGAACCAGAGAGCATCGCGCCGCCAGAAGGCGGCGGTGAACCACAAGGAGCGCCGCAATGACCGTCAAGGCACTGGAAGGAACGCTAAGGATTCCGGCCGCGCCGCCGCCGCAAGCCGACACCGCACAATTGGGTTTTGGCCGTTCGGTGCCGGACGGCCAGATGGCCATTTCCGAGCCGTTCAGCCCCAACCCCGACAATGACGCCGGCAGCACCGCATTGTTCAACATTTTCCTCGAAAGCCACGACTTCACCGGCGACGTTTATTTGCTCAAAAGCGCGCCGAGCGACACCAAGGAATTTCAGAATTGCAAATTCCGCGTGGTGAGCCGGGGCAGCGAACTGGCATGGCCAATCGAGCCGGATGAGCATCTTTGCGACACCATGCAGGAGCCGGAAAACGGGGTGTCATATTACCTTGCCATTTTCGGCTCCACGGCGGGCCAAGAAGTCTATTTTCGGATGAGCCTTTAAGCGTCGGCAAATGTTCAAATGCGGGGCTTTTTTCTCCGCCCTAGAATGACCTTCCAAGGCAACCGCCGTGCCTAAAGCGGCGAGGAAGGTGAAGACATGGCACAGCGCAAACCCGTCATTGATGACGAAGACGACACCGCTGAACTAACCCCCGACCAGGAAGCCGACGATGCCGAGGCGCAAGAAGCCGAAGGTGAGCCGCCAGCAGACGAAGATTCCGAAGGCGAGGGCGAGGAAGGCGAGGGCGAGGGCGAAGGTGCGCCCGCTTTCGACGAAGACGACGCCGGCGAAGACGATGCCGACAATGCCGTTATCCGGCGGATGCGCGAACGCTTGAAGGAACTCGACCGCGAGAATGCCGACTTGCGCCGCCAAGCGCCCGCCCCGGAACTGGAATTAGGGCCAAAGCCGACCTTTGAAAGCTGCGATTACGACGAAGAGGAATTGAGCCGGCAGCTTGACGCCTACAAGGACAGGGAACGCAAGATCATCGACGCGCGCGCGGTGCAAAACCAGCACGCCGAGGCGGCGCAGCGCGATTGGGAAACCGACTTGCGCAGCTACGAGCGCCAGCGCGACGAATTGAAGCTGCCCGATTTTGAAACCGCCGCCGAGGTTATCAAGAGCAGCCTGACCTTGGCCCAACAGGCGGTGATTGTGAAAGCCGCGAGCCGGCCGGCGGCGTTCGTCTATGCCCTCGCCAAAAGCGATGCGCGGCTGAACGAACTGGCCAAGATTGCCGATCCAATCAAATTCGCGGCGGCCATTGCCCGGATGGAAGGGGGAATCAAAGTGGTGAAAAAGCGCAAAATGCCGGCTCCCGACAAGCCGCTTAGTGGCAGCGGCCGGATGCCCGGCACCACCGACAAGCAATTGCAGAAACTTGAGGAAGCGGCCGAACGCACCGGCGACCGAACCGATTTAATCGCCTACAAAAAAAGGCTGGCGAATCGCGGAAAATAGCCAAAAACTGCCCCGATTCAATTGGCTGGCAAATGTTCAAATGTAGGCCGCAAAAATTGCGAATATGATTATCGCATAAAGCCGCAATCCAGCTTCCCCCGGCTGTGACAGGGGAGTCCTAGCAGCGGCCCGCCGGCTTCAAGCCGAGGTTTCATCAAACGCGAGAGCGAAGGGCTAGGGCAATGCCGAGCAAATTCACGCACGAAGAACGAGTCATGTTTGACGACATGCTCGAAGGCTTTGAAGACTTGCTGATTATCGCCAAGGCGGCCGAAAAATACACCCCGCCCGAGGCGATTGCGATGGAACGCCAGCTTGATAAATTCTGGCTTCCCGCCCCGCAAATCAGCGCCAGCTTCGACGGTTTCGACCAGACCGCCAATTTCATGGACGGCATTGAATTGTCGATCCCGGTTAGCATCGGCTTCCACAAATCGGTGCCGATCAAGCTGACCGCCAAGAATCTCCGCAACACCAGCTATATGAGCGGCAAGGGCAAGGCGGCCAAGCAACGGCTCGCTAGCGATATCAACATTGCGCTCTACAACACGGTCGCGCTGCAAGGCTCCGTGGTTCTGAAACAAACCACCGCGCCGACCGGCTTTGACGATATCGCGCTGGCCGATGCCGCCTTTACCGAAGTCGGCGTGCCACAGGCCGAACGGCTCTATTTTGCAGCGCCGCGCGTGGCCAATCTGATGGCCAGCGACCTCGCCAAACGGCAGACGTTCAGCGGCGAAGTCCAGAATGCTTATTCGCGCGCCAACATCGGCATCGACATTGCCGGCTTTGACGTTTTCAAGAACGACCAGAGCGTTCGCTTGGCAGCGGCCGGCGGCGGTGCCACCACCGTTACCGGCGCTAACCAATTTTGGGTTCCGGCAGCCTACTCGACCGCGACCACCGGCGAAATTTCCAACGTCGATAATCGCGGCCAAAACCTGACCATCACCGCCGCGACCTATGCCGCGATCAAGGTGGGCGATGCCTTCACCATGCTTGGCGTCAACGCGGTTCACATGATTACCAAGCAGGACACCGGGCAGCTTAAAACCTTCCGGGTTGTCGCCAAGCCGAGCGCCGGCGTTATCACCATCTATCCGGCGATCATTTCTGCTCAGGGCGGCACCACCGCCGAGAAGGAATATCAGAACGTCAGTGCGACCCCGGCCAACGGCGCGGTTATCACTTGGCTGAATACCGCCACCGCACCGCTCAACCCGTTTTTCGTGCGCGGCGCGCTGCTGCTCGTTCCTGGTTCCTTCACGGTCGATCCCGAGGATGGCTGGAACGTCATGCGGGCGACCACCGAAATGGGCATTGGAATCACCTATGCGCGGCAGGGCGAAATCAACGACTTGAGCGTTAAGGCGCGGTGGGACATTGATTTTGGAACGGCGCTGACCAACCCCGAAATGGCCGGCGTCCAA